CTTGATCACGGTTTGACCTGCCAGCGCCAACGCGAGCGAATAGCTGGATGCCCAACACTGGACAGGTCTCAGGAATCACGATGTCTTCCTTTGTAATGGTGCATTCAAAGCCGCCGAGTTTTGCTCGTTTCCGAGCTGCGTACAGCATCTTGGTCTTTTGATCCAGCTTGAGATAGTCGTTGTTCTGACACGTTTTGCAACGAGACGAACGGAGCACACCAAGAGAATCGCGCCGTCCGTTCGAACGGCTACGAATCTCATAGAACTCATCGGCTGGAAGAGTTTGCTTGCAGACGGAACAGCTAAGGCGCTCCGCTGTCGTTACCAAGTGCTGATTGCTGAGCGCTTCCATGTGTTCGTTGCAGTGCAAACGTAGATGTAATCAGCATCCCAGCAGATCTCTCCGGCTGTGCCGGTATCAGATGCAGATGCAGGTGTTTTTGCAGTGGCAATTCTAACTCGATTGCCGTTCACTTGTAAGAGTGCACCACCAGAGTCGGATGACGTGCCAACTAAAAGTTTTCCATCCGATGTAATGCGGGCGCGTTCAAAACCACCTGTGCTTACGCGTACAACTCCAGAATTGACGTGATCAAGATTTAAGAAAGCGCTGTTTGCTGAGATTTCGGCATTGCGAGTTGTGCTGCCGTAAAAACCAATTTGCGAGTAAGCGGCGGCTGTAGTACCGCCAGAGATTCTGAACTCTGCAGTTGTTGTCGGATTGACGACGTGAAGAAGTTCGCCAGGTGAAGTAGTGCCAATCCCTACTGACCCTGACGAGTTAATTGTTAGCCGGGCAGCAGAAGCATTGTTGTCATAAATCTGGAACAGTCCTGCAGCAGTAAGTCCTTCACCAATCAGGTAAGTGCGACCGCTGGCTTCCGTTCCAACAAAAGCAAGGTTGGGTCCACCGTCGCTTTCAAATGTGGCAACGTTGCCTGTACCACTGACTGAAACGTGTAGGCGACGGCTAGGGCTACTAGTCCCCAGACCTAAGCGGCCACTGGAGTCCAGGCGCATGCGCTCGGCATCGCTTGTGCCAAATCCAAGATATTGACCAGGTTCAGTAGTGATAACAGCGCCACCACCACCATGAAGGAACTTAATTGAGCTATTCGTGCCATCAGTAAAGAAAGCGGTATTTGCGCCCGCAGAAGATGCAACAACTAGCTGTGCTTGCGTCGGAGAGGATACATTGAACCCGATCTTTCCGTCTGCAGCAATAAACAACCGCCCAGTGCCATTAGTCGAGATGGCTACTTGGTCTGCGCCGGGGCTGTAGATACCGGTATTGGTGTCGGTGGTGAAACTGAGCGCAGGAGATGCAGCACTGCCAAGACCGGCTGATTGGATTTGGCCGGCGGTAGTGATGCGCAAGCGTTCACTACCCCCAGAAAATAGTGTGGTGAAATAAGTTGCGGCTGTACCGCCAAGCGTCACCTGCCCTGTCGTTGTGTTTGCATGGAATTCGGCGACAGTTTCATTTGTTCCACCGCCGTTGTAATACAAAGAAAGTCCATCGTCGGCGCCATCGCCAACTCCAATAGTCGCTTTGCCTGGAGTGGTTGATGTGGCAATACCTACATTCCCACTGCTATTTATAAACAACCGCCCCGTGCCGCCCGTGCTGATGGCCACTGCATTGGCACCAGTGCTGTAAAGTCCGGTGTCGGGATCGCTTTCAAACGCAAAACTAGGCGCCGCAGCCGTACCATCGGGCGCACCACGCAGCAGCTCTTCAATCGTAATGCGTTTATTTTTATTCGCCGCAAGCGGTTCGCTGATGTCGATAATTGGCAGATAATCGCCAGCAGCAGGAGTTGTAAGAGCCGTTAAGTCCGAAATCTTGCGGTCAGCCATGGTGCGTCAATGTCGTAATAACAGTCTAAGCCCCGTTGCAAGCGTCAGGGCAGCGAGTGAAGGCCGCGAAAAATTAGCTTTCGTAGAAGATGTTTACCGTGCCAGCGTCAAAGGTGCCAGGTGTGTTTGTCGTAAGAAGTCTTAGTTGCGTGAGGGCGGCTCCCAAGTCGCCGCTGTTTCCAGCGCTAATGTCATTGGATGTAGTAGTAACACCAGTTACTGCTGCCTGTTTAATACTTGAAGTGTACACCCAGTTATTGCCGTCAATTCTACATATATTCACAATGCCGGACCGCAGAAAACTCGCGCTTCCGGTCGTTTCCAGTAAAAATCCTGTGCTGTTATAGGTGCTTGTGGCCGAGCCAGATGTATTTGCATTTGAATTGTATCCACTCGTCACCCAAGTAGGCGACCCAGAAGTGCCTGTGCCAAGCTGGACAATAAGCTCGTCGGATGAATCAGTGCTTACACCGTTAAGCAGTACCGTAACTCGATTTGCCCAACTTGGGATGTCATGAAAATTAATTGCAGTGCCGCTGGTCGAAGCTTGTGCGGTTGCGCGTCCAGATCTGGTAAAACGAAAGTATTCTGCATTCAATTCGCCAATCACCACCCAGCCTGAATCCGCAGTATTGCGCAACTTCAGCAAGCCAGTGGTAGAGTCCGCCCACCATTGACACTGCCCGTTGATACCAGCGTCAAGAACAGTGGCAGGATCTGTGCTGCCGTAATTATTAGAAACAATGGCTTTTAGCGCATTGTTCAAATCGGAGCGAAAACTGGCGCCCGTTTGATTTGCAATGTTGTAATCGTGAGAAGCCATTCGTTAAATCTCCTTGCCGTAGCCAACAGCAGTGTACGTGAAGCTGCGATCTGCAGCGGCGCTTAGCGTAAATTCTAAGTCAAATCCGCTGCGCGTCACATTAGTAATTGCGAAAATGTCAGAAGCCGCCATGTCGTAAGCCGTGATGCCAACGCTCGGTGGATCGTAAAACGCGTCGGTGAACGAATAGGTGACTGCACCAGTGGTACCAGAGGGCACGGTGATCACATCGGACGACTCGGTGCGTTGTTGCAGTTCCACGATCACGCCAGCGGTGTCTATGGCAATGTTGTGAAGCCGCTCGCTGGTGGTGGCCACCACTTTGAATTTGAAGCCCCTGCCTCGAACAGTGGCATTAGCGAACTCTCGCCACTCTCCCCAATCGGGCGTGCCAGCAGGGTCGTCGTCCGTCGCGGCAACGTACATTGCAGCGTTCGCCCTGTCCACCACGTCACCATCAATCAAATCCCATTCATCAATGGCTGCGATGTAGTCATCCCACAACCCTCCAGTTAGATAGGCCGTAAAAGCAAGAGCACGAATCAAATTAACGTCATAAACATGCCCCATATCAACCACATTTGCGGCGCTAAATTCATATTCACCGCGAGGCACAATGCCGCCAACGCTGTCGATGGATGGCAGCAGGTCCCAATCCCCGTCTTGCGCCATGTCATCAACGAAAATCACGTTCACAAGCGTGATAGCGTCTTGATCGTCGCTGTACAACATGCTGCTAAACGTGCCAGCCCACGTTGGCTGCTCGCTAAGTGCATCAATTTCCAAGCGCGGCACTGGCGCTGGCAGGTCAACGACAATCGACGCTGCATTGCGTGACTTGTTGCCCAAGTCGTCTTCAAACTTAATTAGATAGGTACCTTCAAGTAAAGGCACTTGCTTTTGCGTTTGACTACCAGCGGCAGCAGGGACAATTTCTTGCGCGTTTTCCCATGATGCTCCGCTCAGTACGGGCTGATGGCGAATGAGCACAGCGCCATTCAAAATCACGTCAAGTTCAGTGCTGCGTTGCCAGCTAATAATTGCGCTTGCTTGATCAATAGCGATGAGACTAAGACCTTCGGGATCGAGCGGTTCAGCAGTTTTGCCCTTGGCTTCGATGGAGAAAACAGCAGGTTCAGACGAGCGCAGGTTTGATGCGCTAATTGCATACACTTCAAATTCGTAGGTGCCGACAAGCGTGTTGGATATTTCATAGCCAGGACTCACTTCGTCCACTTCCACCCAGTTGTCGTCTTCGTAGCGATAGCGCAGTCGATATGACGTTGCGTTTGTCGCTTGCTGCCAGCTAATGACAATCTTGCTGGCCACTGTTCCATTGGTCGTATAGAGCGCCTCTTCAGCTTGCAAGCCAATCGGCGCATCAGGCACAATGTTCAAATTGGTGATGTCACGCTGCTGCAGCGGCTGATCACGCTCGATGTAGTCATATTTGCTCGCGTTATATGCAATCGCAGAAACTGTATATTGCATCTGCTCCTGCTCTGCCACGCTTAGCACGCGCCAAGTAGAAGATTGAATATCGGCTGTCTGATAAATCCAAATGCTATTTACGTTGGGAGCGCTTGTATAGGCACTTGCCACTGTAATCACATTGCCGACAATGCTGCTGACGGCCTTGGATTCGACTGTTCCATTGGGCAGAATGACAGACAGCGTGGGCGTAGTGCCGAGAGCCAGTCCAGTGGCATCATCAACAGTGATGGCGGTGGTCGTGGCAGCAGTAATGCGACCTCCCCTGCGCTCTTCAGACCTAACTGGATCGCTAATTTCAATAACCTGCCCAGGGCGCACAATCACGCCAGCGTCAATGGCCGTAGTAAAGCTCACCACTTCATTTTCGTAGTGGTTTGTATAGAGAAGCCACTCCCCAATTCGCCGAGCCTGCCCTCTGCTCGTACAAGCAAAAGCACTTAGTTCCGTTGTGATGATGCCGTAGCGCTGGATGGCATCCTTGTCCTCCACCACCTCTTTGGCAATATCTCGAATGTTCATATCGAGATAGGAAACGATGGCAACAGTGGCTCGTGTTTTTAAGCTGCTACTGGAATAGCTAAAGCCTTCAGGCGTGACATTGGCAAGCGTAAACAAATAGGCAGAATCTTGCGGAGAATCCTGCGAAATTGTTAGTGCGCCAGTGCTCAAATAGGGCATCGCCCTAAATACTGAACACATATCATTGATCAGCTTGTATGCTTCTTCTGAAGTTTGGATGTTGACATTGCAAGAGAAGCGAGGCTCCTGTCCACCAAAGCCATCAGGAACAAGCGCTGAGCAGTATTTGCTAGCCGCAAAAAATGCCCACTTATCAAGCTGGGAAGCCACTATGTGATCGCCAATTCCAAAGCGCGACGACAGAAGCAGGTCCCACAAAATCCAGGCAGGGTCGCTGCACCATTGTGCGGCTTGGAAAGTGCCGTCCCAGGTGAAGCCATCTGGATAAACGACGCGCCCATTGGTTCGATCAACTGTCACTCCAGTGGGCAGTTGTATCTTGACTCCTCTAACGCGATAGGTGCGCTGTGGAATGCGATTGAATTGCTTTGCATCAACACTGAGACCAATCAGTGCGCTATTGGGATAGCGCAGGCGGTCGTTGATAATTTCCGTGTAGCTTGTCCATTCAAACGCATTAGCTTCTTTCGCAGAGGCGGAGTCTGCGCCCAATCGCTCTACTTTGATGTCAACGGGGAAAGCGCCGCTAAGTTGAACAATATGGTCTCGCTGGTACGGATCGGCTGTACGGCCAGATATAACCTGATCGGTCCTGCCTGAACTGGGGGCGGGAACAACGGTTGTAAACCCTGCATCACCTTCATATCTGGCTTGAATTCTGTAGTGAAAGCTGCTCCCGTGGATGTTACCCTTGTCGTCAAATCGCTGCAAAACTGGAACAGTTAGCGTGATACGCACTGCGTCGATGTTGTTATTAACAATGGTACGAATAATCGGTTCGCCAGACTCCACCGCCACGCCAACAGCAGTTTCACTCGCCACGCTGTCCTGGAATGGAATTGGGTCTTGATTTTGCGTGCCGTTTCGTTGATAAGTTTTTACATTCCTAAAATTATATTTACCATCGTCATTCATCAATGGCGTGTTATCAAGGAAGATTGAGCGGTCGGTGTTGACCACTCCAGTGCCAGGGGTGGGACCCTTAGCAGTAAAACGAGTGCCTACCGTGTTGTCTGGTGCGCCAGCGAGCGTGAAATCACTGGTACCAACTCTGCTAATAACGTAGCTTTTGCCTGCAACAAGATCAGTGGCAAACGTACCAGCAAGTCCTTCAACTTCGCCTTCGCTAATTAAGTCGATAACTTGTGCATATTGACTAGACGCTAGGTTATCGCCAGCCTCGGTAGGAGTGCTGCTACTTGCTCCACCGCCGCCTTTACCGCCGCTCATGCTGCCACCGTGTCAATACCAGCGCTGATGACAACGCTACCAACTAGCGTCTCGCCGTAAACGATTGGCACTGGCACGCCCTGCCTGCTGGTGTTTTGGATGCCGCTGAAGCTGTAGCTCTTGCGGGGATCGTTGTCTCCGTCTCTGCCCAGCGTCAATTCGGGAGTTGGAGTTAGCAAGCCGGCAACACCACCAAGCACCAGGCTTATACCAACAGTGGCTAAGACAGTGCTGACAGCAATCGGGGCAGCAAGTCCAAGCAAGCCAATCGTTGCACCTCCAGTAAAAAACGCGCCGGCAATCAACGCGGCGCCTATCAAAATCCTCCCAACATCCCCGCCAGCACCGCCAATCACAGGCACGATCTTGATTTCCTGCTGACCTGTTGGGTGGTGCAGCTCATCTAGCGTCAAGCCGTAGTTGCCCACATCAACGCGGTAGTGCTGCTCGGCCATGTGTTTTTCGAGCTGCGGAAAATTCGCCACCAAAAAGCGAACTGCTTCTGCAGCGCTTGCAATATCAGCTTCAAATACGCGCTGGCCTAGAAATTTGGCGAGCGAGCCGTAGACGCGGATCTTACGCAGCATGTCTAAGCCTCCTCCCCGTGCATTTTAAGAGCCAGCCGCCGTAAATGTCACGGCTGCTCAGCCTGTTGCGACAGTGATGCAAGACCATCTGATCGCCGATATACACCCCGCAGTGATTCAACGCGGTATTCCCGATCTGCATAAGCAGCAGATCGCCCTTTTGTAGGCGCTCCTCTTCTTGTAGTTCCCTGAAGCCGCTGGCTTTCCAGCATTGATCAAACATGGGCTCACGCTCGAAGTCGTCTGGCGTGGCAGGGCGTGGCCAGTCCCTCATCTCAATGCCATTCTGCAAATACCAATCACGCGCCAAGCTCCAACAGTCAGTGATGCCCCAAGACCATTGGCGTCCAATCAACGGTGGCACATAGCCGGAAGGCAGTAGTTCGCCCGACCATTCGTTAGTGAGCAAGCTATAGATGTGCCATGGCAGCTCCGTTCGTTCAATGCCAATGCGATCCAGCTCGCTAGGCACTGCAGGCGATTGCGGGTGGCTATGCACCACGGCAAGCACCTCTCCTGCGTCTTCTGCAGCAGTGTAGTCCGATGGATGAAGAATGAATTGATCTGTTGGTTTCTCAGCGAGATTACGGCACGGCCAGTATTGCTTGCGGCCTTTTACAACGACAAGTAATCCACAGGCTTCCTTTGGAGCTTCTTGCTGGAAGTGCTCAATAGCACGCTCTTGCCATTTTGTTAGTTTCATGCGTAATAACTACCAATGCCTGGGAAGCCGCCGAAGTTCAAAATACCCTCATCGCGGAAAGTGTAACCTCGATTTGGGGCAGTGAAAGTATATGTGCGAGATGGTTGAGCGTTAACAGTGTAGAAAGTATAAGTGCCGCTAGAGTTTTTCAGCTCGCCAGAATAAGACAATTCGATCCACGCAGTATTGCTAAAAGTTCCGTCTCTCCAATAATTGCCATTGCTGTAGAGATTGACGACTTTGGCGTTGGCAGAAGCAGGCAAGCCAGGGCCGATCACAAATTGATCTTTTGCAATGCCAGTAGTGTTATTTTCAATACTCAAAATAAAGCCGGTGAGTGGTGTGCCGCTTCTTGCTCGCTGATACGCTTCATCATCATTTGTAAGCTCTGCTGAACGGCTCGTGACGGCTGTTTTAACTGAATTCCAAGGCACTGGCTGAGACAAAGTGACTGAAGATGCACCAACAGCTTCTACAGTTGTTCCGGGAGTAATGTGAGTGCCTGAAACCGCCATGCCCTTTGCAATGCCTAGCGATGCTGGCGATGCAATGCTGATGGTTTTGCGATTGGTCGAAAGAGTGCCTGTGGCTGTCACCGAAGACGTTGCCGTTGCATTTGCGCTCATCGTCACGATATTGCCCGAAACGCTCGACACTGTTGTCGCTGCTGGTACGCCAAAGCCTTTGACTGGAGCGCCAGTACCGATGGAAAATTCTTCGTCAAGCGTGAGTAAATTGCTTCCCACCGTGACGTTGCCTGTTTTTACGAGCTGACCGAAACGCAATACGCAACTACTGAGCCGCTTGCCACATTTATCTTCCGCAAGCGTTGCCACGCTTTCATCGTTTTCGTTGAAATAGGCATCGCCCGTATAGTTACATTCAGCGCTGCGATATTCCCATGGACAGAAATTACTGCATTGGCGCTTAGGAGCCCTTACATTAACGAGATCAAAAACTGCCGCAAGTTCAAATTCAATCAGATCTCGCGTTTCTCTTGCTTTTCTGTCAATGTAATAAATCTCTCTGGGAAACTCAGCCGTTGGGTCGGGGCTGTAAGGGCTGGTGCCGCCGGGAAAGTTAATGTCGTCTAGGTAGCGGAGCAACGTGCGCAAGCGCGTCACCTTCGCTCCTTCAATGCCACGAGGCAGGCTAAGAATCAGGCCGGTGATGGTGCCAAGCAAATTGCTCACGCGCAGCGTTGGCCTTGGGAGCTGACCAGTGCCAGTCCATTCAAAGCCTTCTGCTTCAATGGGAAAACGAAGGTAGCCTTGGCCGTTCCACACAATGTCGGAATGCCGAGCATTTTCTAGGAAGATTTGGCCGTCATCTTCATAAACAAGATTGTCGTCATTCTCCGCCAACAATACGCTTGCAATATCAAAACCAACGCCCGCATGAAAATAGTAAGTCTCATTTACGCCATGCTGATCAGCGTTTAGCTCAAGCTGAAACAGCTCAATAATCGCTCCAGGCGCTACCTCTTGAAGAGCGGAGACAGGGACTGTCATAGTTCAAATACGCGCCTGAATGAAGCCTGAATATCGTTATTATTGTGATTATTATACTGGGTGCTCCATTCTGCGCAAACGTAGCTGCCTGTAACGCTAGTCAATGGATCGGTCCACTGAAACGATGCCTTGCCACGCATCTGCCTCAAGAAAGTCCTGATCTCATCCCTTTCGGCGTTGGTGCGATTGCGAAACTGCAAATTCCACGTTTCAGCTTGCGCATTGATGCCGAATTTTACGCGCTTCGTATACCCCTCGCCAAAATCAAAACTGCGCGCATTAGTCGCATAGCTTTGATCAGCCGTGAAATCTGGGATCCACGTAAATGACAGTGGCGTCCCGGCAGGTGTCGCGATATTTGTAGCGCCGGGCTCATAGCGCAATTCAAACTCAGCTTCAACTGTTCTGTAATTACACGACTCAAGGCGAGCGCTCCAGTCAGTGCAAATGAATTGCGCGGTCTCACTGAAAGGCGTAGTCCACTCAAAAGTCTCAAGCCCATCGCGTGCTTTCAAGAAAGCAACAATTCCCGCAATATCAGACGTGCTGCGATTAGTGAACGCAAGACTCCAGGTATCGCGAAATGGATTGATCCCAAACGTGATCCGCTGCTCATAAGTTCCCAGTCGCACTTGATTTGCGCGAGGCTGACAGCTTTCAGTTGCCGGTCGATCCGGCGTGTAAGTGAAAGTAGTCATCAGGCAAGCAAGCCTCCAGGACGCTTTTGCTTGATCAGCTCTTGTTGCACTGCTGCGGCAACAGCGCGACCGAGCTGCTGACCTTGATTATTGTCCCCCTGAACCTTGGTACCCTGCGCATCAACATTTACAGTCACCGCAACGGAGCCGCCACCTGCAACACCAAGTTTGCCATCTCGCCCACGCTTCAGCGGGATGATCGCTTCGGGGCCGGCTTCGCCCATCAGACCAAACCGTCCAGCCCCGCCATCGGCGTAACGGAAGAGGGTCGGCTTGTTGACGATGCCGCCCATTGCGAAGGGTTGGATGCCGTTTTGAGCGTAGACATTGCCATTCGCATTCATTTTATATTGATTCGCGCCAGAAATAAATTGCGAAATTGAATCGCCACCTTTTGGACCCCCGCCAATCGCGCCAATTGCTTGCATAATTGTGCGCAGAATCAACTGCTGAATAATCATTCGAGTAGTGTCCTGCAAAATACTGACCGCAAATTCACGGAAATTAGCAGTACCAGTAGTCATTAAGCTAAAGATTGCATCTTCAACTCCCTTAATTCCAGTTTGCGCAAGTTGAGCGGTCGCTTCTCGCATGGTGCCAATAGATTCAACGTACTGCTGTGCGCCTTCTCTCAGCCCAAGGCCAACTCTTGTGTCCTGCGCGAAACGCAGGCCATCTTTAATTGCGGCAAGATTTTCTATGTATTTTCTTTGACCCGCGTCAAGATCAGCCCAATCTTGGCGATGCTTTTGCATGATCTCGCCAAGCGTGCCCATAGTGTTAGCACCAGACTGAAGCGCCGCAATCTCATCCTCAAGAGTCCTGATGTCCTCTCCAAGCAAAGATCGAGTGGCAAGCCCAAGCTTAGTTTCGGTTGTCAATGCTTTAATTGCATCAAGACCTTTTTGCGCAGTTGTTCCACCCAGCTCGGAAAGGCTCTTTTGCGCATCATTGATCGCTTCATCAACACCGCGCAGAGCCTTTTCAAGAGGAGTCTCGTCATCCGGAATTAGTTTTCCGCCTGGATCAAATAGGTCGCGATAAATTTTGTCGGCTTTTTCCTCAATATCTTTTGCAGTTTTAGCAAATTCTGCCCTAATACTCTCTCCTTGCTTGGCAATAACAGTTTTTTCTTTTTCGTAAACTTCGCGGCTAATTTCTCCAAATTTAAGCCGCAAATCAAGCTGTTGCTGACGATTGTCCAGCTCAAGTTTTGCCGCCTCAAAGGCAGCGTTCGCGCGATCCTGCTCGTCTTTGCCAATGATTTCGCTGAGTCGACCTTGCTCCCGCAGTAAATTGTTTTGCGCTTGAATTCTTGCAAGTAACTCCTGGAATAATTCTTTGCGTTTTTTTTCTGCTTCTTTGGCTGCTTTGTCTGCTTTATCTTTTTTACTGTCGGGGACCGCAGCAGGAAGACCTGGTCTATCTGGCACTTCGCCAGTTGCGCCGCGAGCTGTCATATCAGCGGCAAGCAATGCTTGAAGACGAGCAAATTGCTGAGCGCGTCTTGCCTGCATTTGCGTAAGCGATACAGTGAAATCTCTGGTCACGCCCATTCCAGGGCGTTCAGCAATTCTTTCCTGAAGCTGCCTAATTCTTTTCTCGGTAGCGTCAAGATTACGCTGCGCTTCATTTATCTCCCCTTGCCTGCCACGACCTAAGAAATCATTCAGTTTGCGAATGCCAGAGTCAATTGCAGCGACAATTTGCGCAAACACAGTTTGAAACTCAGCGCCAATTGGACGCAAAAGCGTGCCTACGCTCTCGCTAAGGTTTGAAAGCGATGTCTTCAGTCGATCGCCGGCTGCTTCCGGACCGCTAGCAATTTGCTTGGCAGACTCTCCATATTCTTCAAATAATTTTTCTGCAAATTTCTGGAAGTCAAGCAAAGATACTTGCCCCTGTTCAAGCGCTTTATCTAGCTCTTGCGGTGTTTTACCAATTGACTCAGCAAACAAAGAAAAGGCGCCAGGTAGTCTTTCGCCAATTTGTCCGCGCAATTCCTCGGCAGAAACCTTACCCTTGCTGAATACCTGTGCGGTTGCCGTGACGGCGGCATTCAAATTTTCGACCGAGCCACCAGTTCCTCTGATGCCAGCAGCAATTCCACGGAACGCGACCTCAGCATCTTTAACGCTTCCGCCAGCGCCAATTACAGATGCGGTTAATTGTGTAAACGATTTGGTGATGACATCCTGAGGAATTGCAAGCTCTTGGCTGTATCGACGAATAATATCAAGAGCCTGATTATATTCTGTGCTACTTTCTGTTACGTTGCGCAATGCAATTCTGAGCTTCTCAAGCTGAGCCGCATAGTCAGCGGCAATTCCAAGCTGCTGCCTAAATGCGCCCACTTGAGCGCCAATAGCAGAACCAGCAAACGCACCGCCCACGGTCCCGAGCCCTGGGATCAAAGATCCAGCGACGGCACCGCCAATGCCGCCTAAAAACCCTTCGGGGCCGCCAAAAATGCCACCAGAAATAATGGCTCCACCAGCTTGAACTGCTTGACCCGCGGTAAGACGACTGCGGGTCATTGTGCGATTTAATTTTTCAGAACGAGTATCTAATTCGTTAATCTCTTTGGTTAATTTCTTGAATTCAACGCTTGCGCCTGGAAGCGTTGATCTGTATTGGTCAATTGCCTGCCTCAACCGCTCAGTTGAATTGATGCTGCCAATATCGGCTTGACGTGCTTTGTCAATTTCGGCGCGATAAGACTGAATTTGTTGCTCTGCTTTTGCACGCGCTTCCCCCGCTGTTCTGACTGCATCAGCCTCTGAGATGGCAGCGCGACGTGCTCTGTCTGAAATGTCAAATGGAAGCTCAGGGCCCTGCTGCCGCTCTTGTGCAAAGGTACCTGGAGTTAAAACCCGCTGAACTCGACCAGTCGCGCGCCCAACACGCGCACCACCGCTAATTTCAAGCCCAGTCCCCGGCGCCGTCGTCTGTCCAGCAGCCGGCAACGCAAGCGGAGTTGCTGAAACACCAGCCCTGACGCGTTGACCTAATTCGGCCATCGCCTGCTCTTGTTGGCGAACGATGCCGCGAGTTAAATAATTTGCTGTTACACGAGCCGTAGCTGCGCTTGTCTCCGCAGTGGCAGCCTGCGCCGCCATGTCTCCAACATGCCTGTAAGCATTTGCAATACTTTTAAGCTGCTGCTCTAAAGCACGTGCTTCTCTTGCATTTTCTGCATACGCACGGGCACCTTCAGATGTAGTTACATCAAGCTGAGACATCTCAGCCCGCAAGGCTGTTATCACCTCTTGAAGATCGCGCGCACTTGGCGCAACGGTGCCGGTGCGGATACCCATGAGCAATGCTTGGGCATATCCTTGCGTGACCGCAGTCAGCTCTCGCTGCATGCCGGCCATCTGCATGGCCACGACCAAGTAATCGACCGTATTGCGTGTTGTATTTGCTAGGCGCTCTGAAAGCTCTGACAACCCTTGATTAAGGCCGGCAGTAGTGTTTGGCAGTTCACCCAGTCGCTTATCAAGCGCTTCAGGACTTATAGTTCGCAGAAAATCTGGGTCAGCAAAGGCAGCAGCAGCAGATCGAACTGTCTCGCGGCCAGTGCGCGCAGACTCTTGATATGTGGCTTGGCGCCGCTGCGCAAGAGCACGATTTAATTTGTCTTCAGCTTCCGCGCGCTCTTCTATATATTTCTTAAGTCTTCGCTCTTTAGCAGAGCGCGCATCAATGCTGTCAATTAAATCGCGTTGCTCGTTAATTAGCGTGCCAAGATCTTGGATTTGCTGCTTTGCGCCAGCGGAAGTTGAAGCGAGTGCTTGACCAAGTACGCGCCCAAATGATCGACCTGTTTGCGTTGTCTGAGTTTCGGCTTGCTCTAGGCGTGCAGTCAGTTCAGAAATGTCATTACCAAGAGCACTAAATACAGATCCAGTAATCGTTGCTTCATTGCGCAATCGACCAAGGTCAGCAATATAAGAACGCAGCGATTGCTGTGACTGATTAGAGCCAGTGGCTACAGATAAGATGCTCTCTCGCAGTATGCTGATTTCTTGATCAGTGCGGCGAGAAGCCTGACGAAACCTTTCAATGTCGCCAGCAAGTTCAGCCCAAGCAGTAGAGCCGCGCTCCGTTTGAGACTGAAGCCCTCTCAGTGCTTCAATCTGACCCTTGATAACTTGCTCTGTATTTCCTCCTTCCCTGCCAAATGCAATAATGCTCTCACGAGCACGCTCAATCGTTGCAGCGCTAGGGCCAAGCGATTTTTCAAGCTCACGAAACGAACTCTTCAGCTTGTCAAGGCCCTGAAGACCTTGGATGCCAAGCTTGACAAGAATTTCGCTGACTTGCTTGCTAGCCATCCGAGCCCTTAGCCAATTCGCTCAACGCTGCAGCCTCCATTATCTGAAGACCTTCAAGCATCTCGCGGCGATTCTCCACATTGTAGAGGTCAAACAACCCGCCAGCACATAGCAGCACGTCATATCGCATGCCCATGTAGCCGGCCATCGTGGTCGTCCACTGCGTTTGCATACGCAGGAACATCATCACGATGTCCCAGTTTTCATCCCACACCTCAAAATCAGCCGATTCTTCCTTCGGCTGCTCGGGCAGGACGATGCCGAATGCAGCAGCGTCCTCACCCGATTTATCCTCTACCCTCTTGCCGCCGCCTGCCCAATAGACAGCAGCATCCTTCAGTTTCCCTGGCGGCCGCCTTCAAAGGTCTCGGTATAAGCCTTCAGTACACCGCGAATCCAATACGGGTCGTCACTAAATTCACGCATTGCTTCGATAGAGAAAGGCACTTCTTTGCCTTCCTCGTCAAGAATGCCGTCCCAGCCAACCATGATTACCTTAAGCAAATCAAGCTCGCCCTTCTCGCCAAGCTTCTGAAACTCCTTGCGGCCCACGCGCTTGAACTTGGCATCAAAAGTAGCCGTATCAAAGGTGCCGCCATCAGCGGGCTCCTCGATCGATACAGGCCAGCTAAAAATCTTGACCTTTTTACGGACAAATGCCATGCGTAATGAACGCGATACTGCAACAGCATACACCCAATAAAAAAGGGCCGCATTAGCGGCCCCGCTCATCCGTCTGCATCCAGATCAAGTGTAGACCAAGCTGAATTCATTGTTGCCTGCAGTGCTGGGCACACAGGTGTAAGGGATGTTCAGCATGTGGATGCCATCCTGGTCGCTGTAGCTCACATCGCCAATATCGACTCGGGTGGAGACGAAATCAATGATGTTGCCAGCGGTTTGACCGTGCTGAAACAGCAGGTTACCAAGAGTGCCGTCGCTGAGAGCAGCGGTGAAGTAGTTCTTGGTTGCCATACTCACAGCTTCCAAAACCACGCTGCCAGTGCTAGCGCGATCGGTCAGCAGCACCTCTTTGGTGCAACCAACCAGCTCGCGATAGACAAGCGTGTTGCCCACGTCAAACGAAACCGACTGCAGGCAGCCGGCGTAAGACAGCAGCTCGAAGCCTGTGGTGTTGCCGTTTTTGAAGACAACAGGGGTGGCCTGATCGCCGTAGGTCACCGCAGGCAGCGCGGTATCGGTCGGCGTGTTGTAGATGCCAGTGAAGGTGAAATCAATTGTGGGGATTTCGCCAACAGCACCGTTGATGGTGAAAGTACCGCGAGCACCAGTCACCTTATGGAGCACACCATCAATGTTGTAATAGATGGTGCAGCTGCCAAAGCTGCTGGACACGGGCGCGTAAGTGACGCTGGTAGTGGCAACGATTGTTTCGCTCAGGCCACAAGCAAGCAGAGCTTTGCCATAGCGAGGAGCGGTACCAGCAGTGCCAGAACCAGCAAGCTCAACGCTGAAGGTGCATTCAACGCGAGTGTTAGCCAGCAATTGTTCAGATGCACCCAGATAAGGGCGCACCAGATCACGGCTTACAACGTCACTCTGCAGCGGAGTGATGTTCAGATCGCGAACCAAAACCGCGTCGACGCCGGTCGGAGTCGGATCCGTCCCGTAAGTCGCCTCCGATTCCAGCAGAATCAGACGTTTCCGAGTTAGAAGGGGCATTGGAAATTACCTCTTGTGGAACAGGTGGCAGCGTCCGCTTAACGAGAGTGCGGATGCCTGTCTCTGGGTCAAGGATGTACGAGCCACCTTGCCCTTGAAACTCATCAATCACTGTAAATCCAGTGGCTTATCAGACTCTAAGTGGCCAGGCTGGCAACGCTAGTTCGGTATTGAATAATATAATCATTAAAAATTACGCCAGCAGGCTGATCAGAATCAAACATATTGAATGAAACCTCATCAGGCTGCACATCAATCGCGTATCCGTTCAAAGTGAGATCCGCCACCATCCGGGCATGCATATCCTCAATGATCGGATCCGCAAGCTCATCCGGAACATCACCTCGCACAACTACGCTCACGCGAACACGCATGCGCCAGTCAAGCGTTGGCAGGCTTGTGTTCTGCGTTGGCGCGTCGCTGATCGCTTCAATCAAAATCGCAGGCGACTCCGCCCGCTGAACCGAAGTAACCCTGCTGCGATAAACCCGTCCATCAACGCCATGCGTCGGCGTAAGTTTACTTTGAATTGCGCGCAAAATACGCTCACGCTTGGTTGTCATTGAATCCTCGCTTGGGTAGCGGACCAAACGCGCCAGGGTCGACCTGCTTGGTCACAATTGATTTCGCTCGATAATAAATGTAGCTATCCGTCTTTCCAGCCTGTTCCAATGCTTGCATGACCTTGACCCAATTCTTAAAGGTGTCGCGGTCCATGTTCATCGCTACAGCACCACGCCTGGACCCATCACAACCAATGCCCCCGTATTACTGTTCCCTCTGGTCACACGACCGATTGGCTGCTTGTTCACAGGCGCAGTCGTTGTGTAACCGCCACCATTTGCAACATACAAAGGCGAATTAACCGCATAGCCATTTGTATTCATCTGCGTAATTTCACCCGCAATTACCACATGTCCATCTGCATTATTGGCCAATTCGGCGTCAAGGATTCCAATCGCAGGCATTTTTGCCAAATTTGATGCGTCTGCCGCGGCCACAATCACAGTTGCACTGTCGCCAACGTTGCCAGTGATATAAACAGGCGTTCCTTTCGCCAAGGTGCCACCACTGCCATTCCGGCAATGAATATAAACGGGGCCAGCGAGTGCGCCGTGAATGTGAGGCAGTGTTGCTAGCCCAGTCGCCGCAAGCGTCGTGAACGTCGGGTTGTCATATCCCTGCACATAAAGCAAGTCATTCCAAGCCGATACGCCATTGCCGAGCTTCAGCTTTCTGGTATCAGACTCAAACCCAACTTCACCTTCAAGCAAAATCGGATTGCTGCTCGTCCAATTAGCGGCAGTGCCATTGCGAAGCTGAAACTGGGTGATGGTGTCAGTCATGGCGTCCCGCCGTTCAATACGTTCCCATCGACATAATCGGTCGATGGCGTGCCTCCATTAAGGATAACCGCGCTCTCTATATCAACACCATTGCCGTCAAGCACTGCAGGCGACACCGCAGCCAACACCGGTGTCGCACTGCGCTGCAGCATCAGATCGCAAAACTTGCCGTCATCAAGCAGCTCAACATTGCGCACCGTATA